CTCTTGTTTGCTGTCAATAACAGTTGACATCCTACACCCCCGTAGAAAATACTGCGGCTGAGTAAACATTACCCATACCCGCAGCTAGACTGAGAAATGGCCCTTGTGGGGCTGGCGCATCGTAGGACAAGAATACGTCGTCTTCTTCAGTCCTATTGAGGATTCGTGGTACAATACCGCGCCTTACGTCATTTAGCAACAGTCCTGTCTCTAATAACCCACTAGCACTCAGCGTATGTCCTATACGTGGCTTGTATGATGTAGCTACAAACTTATCAAGACTTCGCAGTAATGCGGCTTTTTCCGCTTTATTGTTTGCATCTGTGCCTGTGCCGTGTGTTTTTACCAATTTTATATCTTCCCTATGTACCTTAGCTACATGTAGAGAACCTTCTATAGCCTTCGAGTATCCTTCTCCATCAGGGCGTTGCCCGAGGGGGTTTGTATTATTTTCAGCAGACGTGTACGCGCCGAGGAAAGTAGCTAATGGCGCAGACATGCCCGCATGTTCTTTCTCGAACACCGCTAGTGCAGCGCCCTGCCCAACGTGAAATCCTGTATTAATACCGTCAAATGCCGAAGGCTTACGTTCAGGTTCTTCCGCTAATTGGATACTCGCTTTAGCGTCCCCAAAAAACTCTAATGACGGCACGCATACGGAATCTTCACCTGCAAGTACAATCGCTCTGTCAAACCCGTAGTGCCAAAACAAATTTTGCATGTCCATAAGTACCTTTAAACTAGACGCGCAAGCACTGGCGTCCGTGGATACGTGGTCATGCACATGAAATATGCTAGCTATACGCCCTGCGTAAATGTTAGTAAGCGTGAGGAACGGTATTTTAGTTTTATAGTGTAGTTCAGCGTCTACGTTTTGATCGTACCGACCACTTGTACCCATCCATCCTTGGCTTCCTGCAGCAAACATGAACGCGGTCTTACCTTTCACAGGATTATTCAAAACGTAATCTATTGTTTTCTGCAGAATTACTTTGTCAAACGCTTTATGTGGTGGATAAAACAACCCGGATTTAGCGCGTCTAAAAGTATCTTTCACAATATGCACGCGTTGCGGGAAGGCTATATCGTCGTATGTTGTTGTTTCTGTTGTAGATAGTGTTTCACAGTGAGTCATGTATATCATGTTACAGACTCCATAGCGGCTTCTACGGTATCAAAATCCCGTTGTTTGTTTTCCATCATATAGTCATGTACCGTCTTTAGACTGGTAACAGGAATATTGAAATAGTCTGTTTCTGGTATTCCGTATATGTCTGATATTAAAGCTAACGTTAACGCAATATCCAAGCTATCTAGCCCGATATCGTTTTCTTTTAAGGTTACATTTAAAGATGTAGGGGTTATGTACCCCTCTAGTCTAGGTTTTGCTTCTTTGACGCAAGCGTTGAATAGTTCTAAAAAGTCCATTTTTGCACCTATTTGTTAAGGGTGCGTGTATTATAAGTTACTTACAAACGAAACTGCAACAACAGAAGATGGTATGCCTTGGTGCGGAGCGGTGGCGGCTTCGGTAAATAGACTCAATGTTGTATCGTCTGTCGCCCAATACATTTCAATATACTGCCCTGCTTCTACATCAATCGAGAAGTTCCAGTAGACTGGTTGATTGGCGTTGCCTTTAATTGTTTGTTTTTTTGCGCCATAGGCCACGTCGGTGCCGTTCTTGTTAATCCACGTCCATACTACAGCATCGGAAGAATTTGTATGTGCAGTCATCAAAGTAACTTGAAAATTATATACCCCATCTGCAGTCACCAAGATTCTTGAATTATCCACGCCGCTAATAGAAACACCATTACCGATATAAGTGTTTTCAAACTCAACAGGGTAACCTGTGTTTGCAAGTGCAGCAGTTTGTGCAGTGGTGCTATAAAACAACCCGCGAGGCATGTACAAAAACTTGCCACCGTCATCGGTACCCAAAAGAGTGTCGATTGTGCCTATTAGCCGGTTAAAAAATAATCGTAGTACGTTATTACCTTGATCTGTAAAGGAGCGTTCATACTCGTCCGGTGCTAGAGGCAGTGCTGGCGGTTGTACTTTATTGATTATATTGGTCATTAGCGCCTACCATCGGGACGCATATCTAACCGTGGGGTTCCTAATTGCCAAGCTACTCCTGTGCCAGTAGATTCAATCTTTACAGCAAGTTGGCGCCCTCGCACTCTAATATTAAGTTGTTCTGTGTACTCCTCAACCGGCACTGTAGAGCTCCTAGTAATAGCGCCGTTGTTCGCTCCACCTTGAGATGTAGGGTTATTATACCCCGACCCAGAATTTGCTAGTGGTAGAAACGACATGGTTGCTGATGGAGCGTTTACACTAGACCCCGTAAAATTCATATCGGGGAGAGCACGCCAAATAAACATAAATTTATGTCCATCATCCAAATCAAACTGCGAAGATGATATGTACGCGTTTATTGGCTGTGTTGTAGCGGTTTCGTTATCGTCGTTACCTTGCTCATGGTTTACAAGATTATAGCTGTATGTGGCAGCTAACGGATTATCACGTAGCCCAGAATCTAGCCAAGCGGTGCGCGCCATAGTGCCGTAGTACCAAGCGTCTTCTATGTAATTATAGACTACATACCGATCAATATCGGTAACATTGGACGAACAGTAGAACCACCAGATTTCGTGAAAAGATTCATTTGTACCCGCAAATACTTGGTCATATTGTTCTGTGTTGAAATCAGTAAATATGAATCGCCGTAGATCGCACCGTAAAGGCTGAGTACGTCCATCGTATTTATAAAATTTATCTTTGCCCATCCAGTAAGCAACACCATTCGCGTAAGCTACGCAGTTCTGTGAAGCTATAGATATGTTTTCTCCGACTAATTGCGCTGACCAGACAGCGGGGGCGCCTACATACTGCAACGAGTACAGAGAGGAATTAGTCCAGACCAGCACTTCTTGTCTAGCTTGTGATGCCGCTACAATCTCGGTGCCTCTAGATAGCCGTAAACTACCTGCTTGGTTTGTTGCTGCAGGAGTCCAATTTACTGCGTTTTCTTGGTCAGACCAGCGCACGAGCATCGGGTCAACCGTGGCAGTACCAATGTCGTTAGTGCCAAAACAAAATACAAATCTGTTAATGTCAGATACAAGTATCAAACTTTGTTGTATAGGAACATCAGATGCGCCGCCAAGGCTAGATAGCAAAACTCCGCGCGTAGTAACTCCACCAGTCGCATCCCAGTAGTATATAGGGCCGTTGCGAGGGCCAAAGATAAGGTCTTCCCCAAAGTTTTGCTGGCTCCATAGGCGAATAGATTCGGCAGAAACAAGCCCTGTGCCCCACACTCCACCGCCCCAAGTACCTGCACCCCAACCTGTCATAGGGATAGCATACGCAGCGCCTACGTTTATTTGGTAAGCTGCAGACACAGACCCCCCACCAGTCGCAGTAGACGTAGCGTTTGAAGCTGCGGTTATAGTGTATGTAATTCCGATGGTGTAGGTAATCTGATACTCACCATCTAAGGTAAGGCCACCTACAGCGGTAGCACCGGAAAAAGTAACAAAATCCCCGTCTAAATACCCTCCAGCAGCATCCGTAACAGTGACTATAGGAGACCCAGATACAGTTGCAAACGGGTCAGTCAGAGCTACAGTAGCCCGCAGCGGTGTAATGTCGTTGTACGCTGCGCCTTCTTCTAAGTAGAATTTTAAGTTAGTGCCCATTCCAAGTAGGTTTACACTACCTAACGTGACCCAGTTCCATAGAGACCGACATACTCCTTGAAATGTAGCTGAAGATATACGTTGCCACCCACCGATTTTCTCCGGCAAACCCTGGCGAAATCGCACTTTATCGCTCTCATACCAACCACCTTCGGTAGAGTATCTAGTTTGTTCACGATTTACGCCGGGCTTAAATAATATCTTTTGAAGTGGCATGGTTTTACTCGCTACATACTTTCCCCGAACATTGGAGGTAATGTTGTTGCTTTGATAGATACACTCTGTTTTAGGTTCAGTATTTCCCCGCAATCAGAACAAGTATCCACGGATAATTCGGATTCGTCCAAATCAAACCCACAATTCTGGCATACAACTTCTATCGTATGCGCAGGCTCGACTATTCCAGAATCTAGTGTTTTCGGCTCATAGGTTGTTTTCATTCTTTTCCTCTTGGGCACCAAATGTAGGCTGACAAACTTCTCCTTGGCAGCAATCATCAACAACTTGATGACATTCTACGCACTCTTCGTGCCCGTGTACATTTACAGTGCGAAGTTTGTTCCCACAACGAGGACAGTGTTTGCAATGTGTTTTACTAATCATTTGTTAATATTTAACACCTTTCTGTGCATTTTCCAAAACCAATTACCTGTGGCAGTAAAAGGCCTACCTGCATATAGCAACGCTAACCCAGCGTACCTAACCAAAATACGTTTTAACTTTGTTACGTTTGTTGACATTTTTCTTATGTACTCCGGGGCGACGGTGCCGTTTTTTGTTAACTTTTGTGGATTCAATTTTCTTAGCCATCTGCTAACGCCTTCATTCTATCTACTAATCTTTTAGCACGGTTTGGCACTTGAGTATACCATCTGGAATCTTCTGCTTCTGCAGCCACTTCTAGCCACGCCTTCGGGTCTTCCATAGCTTCAGCAACAGCGGCCCACATACGTTGAAATTTACTAAAACGTGGGTAGCCAAGGTTAAATGTCATGTTGCATAGCACCAGAGCCGCGTCGGGGTATTTAAGGTCAAGCTCGTTGAAGTCCACTCCAACATTGCTACACAGGCGATGGCAATCTTCTATAGTGACTGCAATATCTAGATTAAACGCCTTGCGAACTCTTTCTTCTGATATTTCAGTGCCAACAGGTTGCCCGTATTCAGGGTCTTCTTCTTTGATAAGATGCCCGATTCCAAAAGTTGGTAGCGCTAAATGATCTAAATAAATCAAATACTTACAGCCCTCGTCCTCGGCGAGTTCTTCTCTTAGTTGATCTTTGTTCATTATTTTACTTTCATGTATTTACTGACCGCACGGTTGCCAAACCAAAAGGACATGATAGCCGCAAATAACCCTTGAGTCTCAGGAGACCACATAAGCTCTACAGCATCTTTCCAGTCCCCGCCCGCTTCAAGAACTTTAACAATAACTACAACTTCTACGGCTACAAACATTAAGAAGAAGGCATAAGTAATAACAGGGCGCACACTGCCGCGAAGAGCGTTGACAAATCCGCCAGCGTCGATACTTCTATCATGTTCGTAAATACCTTTAGTTTCAGCGATATCTGCGTGTTTATCCAACTCCTGCAGTTTTAGTGCGGAGCGTTTTTCCATCAACTCCGCTTCCATTTTCATGGTTTCTAACTTCTGTTTGTGTTCTTGTCCTGCCTTGAAAAAACTTAAAACTTCTGGCAAAAAACTCGTTCCAAAGCCAAGTAGGCTACCTAATAAACTCATCATGTGCTTAATCTTCCTTTTGGTAAAACATCACAACGCCACCAAATAGGTTTGTAGCCCTGCATGTGAAGGTGAACCGCCCTACCCATCTCTAAAGCTCTTTTTTCACAACGTTCGTAACTAACGTACGGACCTCTTTGATCCTCGAGTATCCAACACTCGTCAGGACTAAAAACCATACAAGCCATAACTATTGCTTTAAACATGTTATTTTTTGCTCATCCATACAGATGTGCCCATATAAGCACCAACAATACCAGCACCTGCTAAGTAAAACAAGTTACTGATATCTCCTAACGCTTCTACACGTTCTATGCTCACAAAGAACATAGCTAAAGTAAATGCACCCATTGATATTAGGGTAGCTGTAGCCATACGCCTTTGCGCAAGCAATTTACGTAATTCAGCTTGTTCTTTCTTGATTTCTTTAGCATGTGCTAATTCATCGTCTGTAATAATACCGTCACCGTCCAAATCATATTCTGCATACTCGGTGTTTTGTTCAAATTTTTTCTGCGCCATTATAGTACCACCATAAATAAAAACACAAATAGCCCAAGAGAAACACAAACAATTGTAGCCACAAGAAGGAAGCTTTTAATTGCCTCTTCAAATTCTTTAGCTTCTTGAATTTTTTTTCTACGTTCTACAGCTGCGGCTTCTTTAGCTGCCTGTATCCTACGCGCTCGTTCATCTATAATAGATTGCCATGTCCCGGGGCCAAAACGTAAATCTATAAGATTACGCATTTCTTGCATTTTTTCCTGCGCAAGGCGCGCGTCTATGACCTCTGACGCAATATTATTTACGCCAAATTGATCCCCAATCCCATGTCCAGAGTTTTTGGCACGTCTCTTTTGTACCTGCTTTTCACCCTCAAAAAGCTGGTCTATGTACCCGGCGATTTCGCTAACGTCATTAGCCGTATTAATTGCGGATTTTATTCCGTCTACGGCACTTTTTACGAGCGCAATTCCTGCTAAAGTTTCTGCGATCACACCACACCCTCACACATATAAATATAGTATTCGCAGCGCTAGGGCGGAGTATTATTATAACATAGCTTGTTATTATTTGTACAGGTTCGTAATTACTAGCCCATTTTAATAAGTACAGTAACTAACATCGCAATTATTGCACCTAACCCGGCTACAAGAAATGTTTCAAGGCGTTTTAGTCTGTAGAATATTTCTTTAAACTGAATATTATTTTCAGTTTCTAGTCTAGTAACGCGAGGTTCTAAACTATCTATTCTACTGTGTGCCTCAGATAAATTTCTTGTAGCCATTTTTAGACCTCAATTAACCGCAGACTTTTCTACTTCGTCTTCATCGCCGCCTTTTTCAACGGACTGGATGAGCGCTGTGGTAAATGCGTCCTGTGCCACTTGCACTTGGTCAAGTTGAAAACGAAGAGAACCGGCCTTTGTTTGCAGATCACGAATCTGGTTAATTAGATAAAGCTGCTGACCGTCCATAGTGGACTCTTCGTAGTCTCTACCGTTAATGGTAATTACATTGGTTTGTTCAGTCATTATGCACTCCAAGATGCAGGTACTTTTTGTACCATAGGTGGGTTAGCAAGTGCTTCAATCTGGGTGTCCAGATTTGCCTGTAGTTCAGCTTCTGTTTGGCCCATGCTTGCCAACACCTTTTCCTTGCACCAGTCCTTTGTCACACTGTCAAATGCTACGAAGTTATCTGGGTCTAGTTCGGGGGATGCTGTGCCATAGCTACTTGCGGAGATAGCATTGTCATCTGCGTCTGTTTCACTGTCACTGACAGCAGTGATGCGCCAGTGAATTGTCTTGATTACATCTGACAAGCCATCTTCGGATAGTGCTGTGTCTAATGTTGGGAAATCCCAAGTGTATGTGTTAGCCATTGTCTACTCCTGTTAATTGGCTTCTAGTGCCGCAATGCGGGCTTCTAATTCCTGTATGGTCTTCACTAGCAACGGCACCAGCTTAGACTGGTCGATGCCCTGATAATCAGGAACAGACCGTGTACCCATTACTACTGCTGTGGTTTCACGCCACTGCTGGTTTTCTGCTAGTTCTTCAGGGCGTTCAACGTCAGTGCTATGGATGACCTCATCAACCGCTGGTGTTACCTCGTTGCCATCCACGTCAAGTACAGCCTCAGTAGCTGGTGTGTAGATGTCACCTGTGGCTGCGCTGACTTCGTATTCCTCGTCGCGCATACCGTCTTTAGTGCCGCTTATTGCCTCTGGCACAACGTCCTGCACCTCGTGGGCTAGGAAGCCATCGACTGTGGTATCTGCGTCAGCGATAAAGTTAAAGCGAACAGGGTTAAGTTGCTTGAGGCGTGTGGTTGCATCCCAGTCTGCCGTTACGTTTTCTTTCAGGCGGTAGTCTGATGAGGTGTTGTACGATGTTGATGTTCCACTGGTGCTGATTGTTCCTACTACTCCATTAGGATTTCCAAAATTTACTTGAGTTGCTCCAGAAGTTGTATTTCTTGAAAATACTGAACCCGCCGATTGTAGATACGCACCATCTTGACCAATATTATATCCTGCATTGCCAACTAATAATCTGCCGATGCTGTCGATGCGCATACGTTCTGTGGCATTATTATTGCGAAAAACAATGGGCGTTGTTGTGTCGTTTCCGCTTGGCCCTATAGCAAAGAAGACGCTAGGGACGTAGCTAATATCTGCTTGTCCGTTTGCGCCTCCAGCACCTATGTTGAATAGCTGTCGAGAATACCCTGTGCTGTTAGTATTGGTAATAGATTGGAGAACATAACCTGCCGCAGAGGCACCTGACACCTCAAGAGGTGAGTTAGGCGAACTAGTCCCAATGCCCACCCTATTATTCGTGCTGTCAACGTACAGTGTGTTGGTGTCAACGGTGAGGTCGCCAGTTACAGTCAGGCTATCCATCGCAGGGCTTTCCAGAGCCACCGCGCCGGTAGACACATCCTTTAGGTCGGCCATAACCTCGCGGATGGCGTTGTTAATGCCAGCGGGGCTACATCCCTCAGAGATGTCGATGCTCTGGATGTCGGTGTTTGCACTATTCGTAGCCGAATAGTCTCTGATGGAATTTTTAGCCATTCTGTTCTCCTAAAGGCAACTGCCTATTTATACCATAAATCTAGCGCACGCGCACCGTTAGTCGGCCATATCAAATGGGTTCTTAACACCTTGTATCATGTTGGGCGCGCCGCCAGATAGTATCGACTGAGGCGGTCTATCTTCAAAGTCACTGGCAAGTTCGCCTGTAATCATTCCCGCCTGAGCTAATGTGCGGCCTACTATCATCATGTTTCTTTGGTTAAACCACTTGCCACCCTGACCGGCACGCAAGGCTGCCAAAGCCTCGACCGCGTCAGACTGAGTGAGAACGCTGGCGAGCCTTTTAACGTTTGCGTCTGACATAGAACGGCCAGCCGCATCTTTCATTGCGCCGGGTATTGCCCAAGGCGCAAGCGCGTATTTCATTGCCGTGCCAGCCATATTTGACTGCTCAAGCATTTCCTTTGCGCTTTCTTTTGCGGCTGTGTCTGATCCGGTGTACATAGCGCGGCTGGCGGCTTCCATAACCTTTGTCAGATTGTCAAAAGCCTCAGCCTGTTGCGGAGACATAGCAGCCTTAACTCTGTCCAACTGTTCTTTTTTACCTACCATCTTAGACCAAAACACAGATGGCGCTCTAGCCGCCACAAGGTCTGGCCTAGACATATAAGA